ATGGTACGTGCTGTCTTTGATGCGGCCATGTGGGGTTATCCGAGGTAGGTGCCGTCGTCGGCGTAGAGAGCCACGCGCACGGCGTACTCGGTGATCGGCGTGGGGTACTCTGCGAGGGCTTTGAGGGCCGCACCACCGCCCGCGCTGATGACACCCAGCGCCACGAAGACGTCGATCTGGGCGCGCGTGAGCGGCTGACCCAGATCGAGCTGACCGCTCTCGATCAACTTCCACGCCCAGTACACGAGGCGGTTGCTTTCGGTAGCGGCGACGAGGGCGTCCAGCAAGGCCGGACCTTCGACGGCCCCCAGGGTTACGAGGATGGTACCGATGCCTGCCAGGCGCTCCTTGAGAGCCACGCGCCCCACTGAGAGCACGCGCGCGACGGCCTGGGTGTCCTTTGAGGCGATGAGCGTGGCGAACTCGGGGTCCGTCTTGGCCAGCGCCTTGATGTCGTTCAGGAGAGCCATGGGGTTACCTTGGGGCGGTGAAGATGCCCGCAGCGTCGAGCACGATGGTGAGGTCCGCGGCGGTGTTGCCGAAGTCCACTGCGTTCGCGTCGCTGTAGGCGATCAGTTCGGAGGTACTGGCAGTGCCAGTGCTGCGGTAGATGATCACCCGGCGTCCGTTGGAGAACCCGGAGGCGTGCTGCGTCCAGGTCGCGGGGTCGGCCGCGTCGAACGTGACCAGCCCGGCCGCATCCATGGTGACCGTCGGCGTGCTCAGGGTCGGACCTCCCGCGGTGTAGTTCGTGCCGGTGACCTCGTTGGTCACGTCATCGAAGAAGTCGTGGGTGTTCTGGTTGGGCGAGTAGGCGTTGGTGACGATAGCCATCTTCACGGTCACGCTGGCCAGGGCGAGAACACCGGTGGTGCCTGCGACCTGCTTGCGGCGGAAGATGTCGTACAAGTTCAGATTGACGGGCATTTAGGTCATGCTCTCGATAAGGGCCTCGGCGTCGAGCGAATCGAGGGGGGTGGAGACGCGGAAGCCCGCAGTCAGGAGTACCGCACACGCCAGATCCACTGCGTCGCAGAGATCCTTGGAGCGTTGGGAGTCCGCATCCGGCTTCTCTTGTTCGAGGGCCAGGAGGACGTTGCGCAGGCGATAGGCGGCACGCAGGGCGAGCGCCGAGGTGTGGGGATTGATGTCCACGCTCTGAGCTTCCAGCGCGGCCTGGACCGGCAAGGGTGCCACGGGGACACCGAAGAGGAACGTGCGAATTGCGGCGAACATCAGGTACGTTCCAGGCTGCACACGAGGGCGGTGGCGGAGGTGAAGTTGCCGGTGGCTACGCCGATGCGGATGAGACAGCCGGAGGCCGCTTCGAACAGGCGCGCGGTGGCTGCGGTGTAGGTAGCCACGTCGACCCATACGGTGCCCCCATCGAGGGACATTTGTAGAGACACGGTGGCGCTCATCGCGGTAGCCGAGACGAGTACGGTGGCGACTTGACGTGCCCCCATCACGAATGACTTGGAGAATTGGTTGGCGGCGGTGACCGTGACTGCAACCTGGCCGTATTCGACACCGACGACAACGCCGTCAGCAGGGGCGACAGCGGCGCGGGCGATGTTGGCGTTGGGCTGCGTGAAGGTAACGGGGGAGCCGGTTACGAGGAGGCGATCCACGACGCGCCCGGAGGGCACCGGGAAGTCGGTCTGCGTACCGTCGCCGAAGTAAGTGATCAGGGGCATGTGGGGAACCTATGGACGAAAAAAAGCCCACCCGCGGGTTAGCGCGAGCGGGCTGGTACAGCAAGGGTTACGCGGTCTTGAGTTCGACGGCGCTCTCCGGACGGAGGATGCCGTGACCTACCGCATACTTCGCGATGATCAAGGTGCTTTGGCGGCGCATGTCATAGCCCATCTCGGTCTTGAGGTCGAGCAGCTTGACCGTACCGACGGCCTGCTTGGTCATCACCAGCGCGGCGGTGTTCGAGAAGTCGGCCGAGTAGGTGTTCTTCTGACCCGTCACCGCCGAAATGTTCGAAGTCGGGAGGTGGTTGGTCTTGACCAGATCAGCACCGCCGATGCGGAGAATCTTGCCGTCGCTGTAGGAGCCGGAGCCCATCCAGTCACGGTTGATCAGGTTGGTGGACTGCGCGAGCAGGTAGTACTGGGCCGGCTTGATGAAGACGTACTTCGTTTCGCCTTCGGGAATATCCTTCTCGTCCATCGCCTGAACCGCGGCATAGATGCCGGAAGCCAGATCGGCGGCTGAGGTCCGGAACAGCGAACCAACGAGGGAGGAACCACCATAGCCACCGGTAACGGTAGCCGAGGCGCGCGCGGCCAAGACACCGACCTGGAGAATGTTCTTGTCCTTCTGGTAGGCAAGGCTCAGACCCACTTGCTTCGCGTACTCGGAGCGAATCTCGAAGTGCGACTTGGCTTCGTCGATACTGGCGATGACCACGCTCGACAGCAGCAAGTCATCGATGCTGATGATGCGCTCGTTCAGGTTGCTCGTCTGGCCGACGATTTCAGTACCGGCGACGTGGTAGCCCGCCGTGACCTTCCAGGTCGCGGGGAACTGCGCGGACTTACCGCTGGAGATGGTGCGGACGGTGTGCTTGTCTTCGGTGACATTGGCCTCGTCGTATGCGGCCAGCGTCATGCCGGCGAAGTTCTTCAGGAACATCGCGTCGGCGGTGCCCGTCGCGTTAATTAGACCTGCGGGTAGTACGGTTGCGTTTGCCATGGTGGCAAGTAATCCTATGAGAGGGGAAGTGAGACGGACCGGGAGGGTCCTGCGGGGTCACTTCGCGACTGCTCTGAGTTGCTGCACGGAGTTGTCCACCCTCGGGTGGGCTGAGGCGCTACGCGGTGCTGAGGCGATGAGAGAAAATAGGTAGCCCGATATCTGGCCTCGGGCTTCGGGCACGACGCGAGCCGGGTGGGCCTCGTGGGCCGGCCGGCGTGGCGTTTACTGAGGCAGGACAGGCTCGCCGAAGAAGCGGTAGCCGTTCACGCCGGAAGAACCGGCAGCGACACCATCTACGCCCGCGAAGATCAGCGACAGCAAGTCGGCGATTTCAGGCTTGATCTGGATGGCGCGGACGTTGGCGATGCCGTAAGTATTGGTAGTGCCATCGGGGTAGCGTAGGTAACCGTCCGCATCCACCGACACATCCACCGTGGCAATGGTCGCGGACGCCGCGGTCAGGCCGCGTATCTTGAAAATATAGAGCGGAGCGGGAAAAGCACCGGTGAGAGAGGACATGGGATGTACGTGGAGTTGGGGGAATAGGTGCCGGGATTGGGACGATGGCTCCCGGCGGGCCAGCAAACCCTCGGAGGAGCGGCCGAGGGATTAAATGTTGCTGCGTGAGGCTTTGGCGTCGACTTGGGCTCTGTAGCCCGGGTCGTTGTTGTAGCGCTTGTCGCGGATGGCGATGGCGTACTCCTTCATCGTGCCATAAGCGTCGCCGTCTGCCCCGACGGGGTTGCGTCCTTGCTCGATGTGGCTCGGATTGGAGCCGTTGGCCACGACATAGCGACCATGAAGACCCGCGACCGCCAGCATGACCTGATCCTTCGGCCCAGTGAGTTGCGCGTTGTACAGCGCAAGTTCACCGGCTGGGACGTTGGCTTTGGCCCACGCGGCCATAGCCGTGTAGCCCTGCTCACCCCCGGTGACACTGAAGGCGTCGGCCCGGGTCTGTGCAGCGATGGCCTGCTGGCCGGCGATGAACTGGTCGACACGGGCGCGGGGAATACCGCCCGCCTCCATCTTGGCGTAGGTCTCGGCGGAGAGTTCACCACCTGCGGTGTACTCGTCGGTCAGCGCATCGAAATCGAGGCCGGCCGCCGTGACGACGTCTTGGGCTTCAGACGCTGTAGCGTCAGCGACCACCGGGGGAACACCCGTGGTGGGCTTGCCTTTGGACTTCTCCAGTTCTGCATACGACTTGGCCATCTCGGCCACCCGCACGGTACCCGTGGTTGCATCCCAGAACTTATCCGGGACACCCTCGGGCTTGACTGCGGGGGCCACTTCGGGCGGCGTAACGACCACTTGCCCATTCTCGTCCAGCACCGTGATGGTGGCGCGGGCGTCAGCCAGTGCATTCATCGCGGCGTCGTACTCGGGGGTGCCGGGTGCCGGCGCGGAGACGACTGGCCCCGCGACTTGTTGGACGTCGCTCATCTCAGTGGTCGGTGCGGATGATGCCGCCCGGAAGTTCCGTGACGGACTGCGGGGGCTGGCCGATGTGATTCGCAGCCTCGGCAAGCAAGGCGCGGACACCGGCGCTCATCTGCGCTATCGGATTATCCGGCGTACCACTATTCCGGATTGCGCGGTCGGGGGCGGTTGCCTGGATCACCGGGGTCGCCACTTCGGCGACCACCGGCTGGGCCGCGGGCTTCAGACCCTGGGGACCCTTGGGGTCCTGCTGCATTGCGAGGATGGCGTTGGCCATTATTGTGCTGCTCCTTGTTGGTCGATCATCTTCCCGGCGATGTGGCCACCGGCGTTGATCATGTTGGGCGTTGCCGCTTCCATCTGTGATGCCTGGGCGGCCTGGGCTTCGTTCTGCTTGGCAACTTCGGTCGGGTAGACCAATCCTGCGGTGTCCATCGAATGGCTGGTGCCGAGACGGGTGAGCAGGTTGCTGACGTCCATGTAGGTCTGGAGCTTCTCGGCCACTTCGGCGAGTTGCGCCGCGTCGGTCATGAAGGCGCGCAGCTTGTTCAGATCCTGGCCGCGACCGATGGCCTCGATGCCGGTGGTGATGCTGACCTTGACGATGCCCTTGGGGAGCACTGGGAGCTTCCCAGCGGCCTCCATCTGGGCAATCAGTACGTTGACCAGGGGTCTCTGTAGTGATTGACTGAGGGCGCTGTAGATGCCCCCCAGGCTGGACTCAAGTTCTTCCGCCATGTAGCGGATTTCCTCGGCCGTGACCCGCTCGCCGTTGCGCTGGATAGCTGAACTCAGCAGGAAGGCGAGACTCAGGGTCTGCTTGATGTCGGCCCGCGCCTCGTTGGCAATGCGGAAGTCGTTGTACTTCTCCATCTGCAAGACCGAGACGTCGGAGGCGACACCGCTGCGGACGTCCCCTGTCTCTGACTCGGAGATGTCCTTGTGCTTGGTGACGCTATTGGGGCGCACGAGGAAGAGCACCTTGGCAGCCGCTGCGGCACCCTGGACAATGGCCTTGGTCAGCCCCTCAAGGGAGCGGAGGTCACCGTAGTACTCCTCGCAATAGCCGCGTCCGTAGTCCTCGTTGTCGATTTCGGTCCAGCGAAGGACCAGCCACGGGCTCTTGTCGAGGGGGTACATGGCGTCGGTGCCCTTGATGCGATGACCTTCGACCTCCTGGTAGGAGTGGTACTTGTCACCGTCCCGGTAGACCCGGGTGTAGACGCAGACGCTGTCCTCGGTGTCGTCACCTGTCTTGGAGACCCAGCCGGAAGCGGCAAGGGCGGCTTTGCCGCGCTCGCTCAGTTCCATGGGACTGATGTCCTCCTTGAAGATGGCCTCGATCATGTTGCCCATCGGGTCCCTCTTGGCCACGTAGCGGTCGAGCCGGAATACCCGGACGCCACCTTGCGGGCTGAAGAACATCGCGACGTTGCCGCCGACGATCAGGTGCTTCATGGACTCGAACAGCGAGACGCGGAAGGCATTGGTTTCGAACTCGTTCATGACCACCCGCTCATAGCGCGAGAGGGCCTTGTCGATCTCTCCCTTGAGGGCGGGGTCGCCGGTCATCTTCTCGGCGGTCTGCTCGTCCACGCCCATCTTGAAGAACGGGGCATTGGGCGGGAACATCGCCAGTAGAAGCTTGGAAGCCAGGTGGTTGACACCACGGGCACCCACGGACTGCCACGGGGTGGGCAGGTTCGATGCACCAGAGTGCCCCTCGGGGGGCAGGATGGCGGGAATGGTTAGGTAGGCACAGGCGCGGCCACGGTTGAGATATACATCCCGCGTGGTGGCAAGGCGTCCGTACCGGGCCATGGCGGTCTGTGCTTGGGCCATGGCTACTGGATGTTCAGCCCGTTACCCGGACCGTATCCATCCGTCGGGAGGTCGATCTTGAGGGAGTCGCGGGAGGATTTCTTGCGGATGCCAGCCACGGTTGTGGCTTCACCCAGCGGGCCGGTGCCCGTCAAGCCTGAGGCTGTAGCAAGGATTGGGGGCGGCGGGGGCGGGGCGGGGGCTGCCGCAATAGGGGCAACCTTGGGGCTCTTGAAGCACATGTGTCAGGAGGTACGGGTGAGGTCTGCGTGTACCTGCGCGTCGTGCAGGCGGGCCATGTAGGCCACTACGGAAGCGCACCCCGCGTCCACCCAGATCTGTCGATCTGCATCGGCAATGCTGGGGCAGCGGTCGGGGAACATCTCGCGCAGGTGTGCGAGCAACTCAGGGGATACGTAGGGGGCCATATGAGGAAGGCACCTGGAGGGAGGTGTGCTAAACTCTGGGTTTAGAACGAAAAAAAGCCCTAAGCCGTTGAAGGCTCAGGGCAATTGGGTGTTCTAGGGCGGGCTAGGGGATCAGTGCTTAGCCGCGGGCTTCCACTTCTTTCTGCAGCAACGCGAGCGCCCGCCAAGCCACCTTGGCGGAGTGTCGTATACCGTCGGTATCAAGCGTACCGGCGTCGATCAGGTGCCTGGCCAGGGCATCCGCGTCGTCGGTGCTCTTGCTGCGGTCCCAGTGCAAGGGCGTGCCGGGATGGTGCTGCTCGTTACCCTTCAGGGAGCACTCCGCCACCTCCCGAATAGCGTCAGGAAAGTACTTCAGGACTCCGGAGTAGACCGGGCAGGCCTTGCGGTCAACGGCAGGGGGCACATCGGGGATCAGCCAGTCAGCCGGGGGCAACTGCTGGGGGATGAGGGCCTCGGTCAAGCTACATACCGGACCCCCCAGGGTCCACATGTCCACGGAGGTACTGGGAGTGCCCCCGTGGTCCCGCTGGAAGGTGTAACAACTGGGAAAGTTTATGATGCGGTCGCCGCGCTTGCACACGCAGTCACGGGAGGTGAGGCAGGACTTGAGGGTGGATTCCATGGGATGACCTTATGGTGGTTAAAGTCGTAATCAGATGCGCGGCAGATGCGGGCCACGCGTGCTTGCTGGATGGCGGCGTCCGCGGTGAGGCCGCTGTTCTTGTAGGCCTGGAGGATCAGGGGCCACGCCTCGACGAGGTTCTTCCCGGCGAGCAGGGCGGCAGCTTTCTTGGGGCCAATACCAGGGCACCCCTGGTACCCGTCGGTGGCGTCACCGACTAGGGTCTGGTACATGTGCCAGTAGGCAGCTTCCTCCGGGGACACCTTGCGGGGCGTGGTGTCCTTGTCCGGGTTGAACAGCCAGCCGGGAATGGTCTTCATGTCCTTGTCGCTGGAGATGATGACCTTGCGTCCGGTCATACCCTTCCATGTCGAGAGGATCCCCATGCAGTCGTCGGCCTCCAGCGTGGGCCGCTGGTAGGTCTCGAAGGCCTCCGTGAGGAACGCCTTGCACTCCGCGAGGTAGTTCGGCTTGTGGCCGGCGCGGCTGTGCTTGTAGCTTGCGAGGATGTCGTGGCGGAAGTAGTGCCGCGACGGATCGGACAGGCAGATGATGATGCGATTGAGGTCGAGGTTGTCCGCAATGTTGAAGACGTCGGCGCGCAACTCCTCGCAGGTCTCCCCGAGGGTCTTGGTGGTGGTCCACGTCTCCCCGCCGGAGTCCTCGCCCCAGTCGAATCGCTTCTCGGCCGAGGATGCCCACCGGTAGGCGAAGATGTCAGCGTCGAACAGCCCGATTCTAGCCGCGGGCATAGGAACACCCGACCAGGTTGGCCACCCGCTGGGACGCCGAGAGTGCTTCGTTGAAGGAGGTGCGCGGAATGCGGAGGGTATCCAGCAGGCGGTGAATCTCCAGCAGTTCCTGAGCGGCCAATAGCAGCAGGGTGGAGGCGTCGTCGTTTTGGGTCATCTCAGTTTCTCCTGGTACTTGAGTTCGTGGCATATGAGGTAGTCCGCGGCCTGGAGGCAGCGCGTGGGAGAGTGGTGCAGCTTGCCCAGGGTGGTATTGCAGGAGTGACACAGCAGGTCCCGCACGAACCCCGACGTGTGACAGTGATCGACGTGCGTGTGCTTCCCCGTCTGGATCAGCGGGCGATAGCACATGCCACACAAACCGCCTTGCCGCTCCATCATCTCTTGATAGTGGGCAGGAGTGACGCCGTAGAGGCGGTACCTGTCGCCGTCGGCCTGCTTCTTCCTCTGGGCATCAGTGCGTTTCCGCCCAGTTTTTGCCCACGGAATAGTTAGCAGCGAGAGGGCAGGCAAAGCCGAAGTGTTCTCCGGCTCGGCGAATGGAATCAGCGGCAGCGCTGCCGATGCGCTCGGCATGTTCAGGTCGGCACTCGATCTGCCACTCATCGTGGACGTTGGCACAGAATTCATAGTCAACACCCGGCCCGAGGCCGGCCCCTTTTAAATGGTTGTCGAGAAGGACCAGCGCCTTCTTCATTTGAATGGCACCCGCTGCCTGCAGCAGGGTGTTCAGGGCGGCGTGTAGGGCGCGCACGTGGAGCCGACGGCCATCCAGTCCTCGGAGCCACTTGCGCTCCTTGGCGACCCTCTTGACCGCCTCCACGAGCTGCCCCATGGCAGCCAGGTTCTTGAGGAAGCTGGCGCGGGAGCGCTTGCCCCCCGCAAGGGACCCCTCAAGGTCCCGCGAGCCGGTCAGGATGTAGCCCAGCTTGGCGTCACCCGCCCCGTAGATGAAGGCGTAGAACCAGGTCTTGGCCACGTCACGGCCGGTACCCCCGGTCCATTGCTCGGCCAGGGGGTCCATCCCCAGTGCCCGGCAGTTGACCGTGTGCATGTCCGTGCCCAGTTTCTTGTCCCCGCGGAGCACGGTGGCGATGTAGCTGCCGCCGTCGTACGCCGCCAGGTAACCGGCGAGGTCTCGCAGCTCCAGTGCATCAGCGTCACAGCCCACGAGAACCCAGCCGGGCCGCGCCACGAAGCAGGCCCGGCATTCCTCGCCATAGGGCACATCGTTCGCCGGGGTCTGCCCGATGTTTGGCGCGAAGTGGGTCATGCGGCCCGTCACCGCTCCGTTGGCGTCCACCGCTCCGTGGATACGCCCCGCCGGGGTGACGTGCTGTAGCCACGCCTGCTTGCCCTCGGCCACCTGCCCCACCCGCTTCTGCACCATGAAATACTCGGCCAGCAGCTTGGCCTCCGGGAACTGCAACGCCCCGAGCACCGTCTCGTCGATCTTCGCCTTGCCGTCTGACGTGAACTCGGTAGGCGTCCAGCCGTACAGGTGCTTGAACCACAGGGCCACGTGGTCGCGCGACGAGGGGTTGAACATGGTGTTCACAACCTTGGTCAGCGGAACCCCAGCCGTGTAGCCGCGGGCCTTGTTATCCTTCTTCGGAACGAATGCACCAGCGGATATGTAGAGCGGAGCGAAGGTGCGCATCAACACGGCGTCCAGCTCCAGCCGGCGCTTGACCAGCTTCGAGTACAGCTTAGCCGCTGCGGCTTGGTCGAATGCAAACCCGTTGCGAACCTGGCGGGCGATGATCCACTGCACCTCATGCTCCAAGGTCATGGACTCACCGGGCCACTGCGTGGCGACACACAGCGCGTACAGCTTCGCCGTAACGGCCACGTCCTGCGCACAGTAGGTTTCCATCTCGGGAGTCCATGTATCCCACGGCCCCTCGAAGTCTCCCTTGTGTTCCCCCAAGCGGTACCCCCATGCCTTCAGGCTCTGCCGCCCCATCAGCTTGGCAGGCATCATGCCCCGGCGGACCCGTGCGACATCCTTGGTGGCCGTGTCGGTCCACAGCAAACGGGCAGCGACGAACGTGTCGAACACCGCAGAGGCCGGTACGGTGAACCAGGGGTACACCTTCTGGATGGCCGGGATGTCGAAGGCGATGACGTTGTGGCCGGAGATGGTGGTGCCATTCTGCGCGGCCGCGGCGAGCATCGTCAGGCCCGCCGCCACGTCGGGTAGTCCTCCCTGATTATTGTATGTGAACGCCTCACCCGTATCGGTGTTCCGAATGGCGAGGCAGTGAATGCGATCAGTGACCGCCAGAAACCCGTTGGTCTCTACGTCGAATATCAGGGCCATGCGGGTCTCCTAGGGTGGTTGCTATGTGCGGGTCAATGTCTGGTCTTGCTCCCAGTGACGTACATGACGGTGCGCTTGTCGGGCGCAGACCCCGGAACCACCATCAGGGCGGCACCGGGGTTGAGTTGCCACAGCAGCAGGATGTCCTGCGGGGACCATGCGGGGTTCATCAGAACATCCCTCCAGTGGTGTCCGCAGGCTCATCAGGGGCCTTCTCGTACAACCTGCCGGTGGCAGAGTCGTAGCCGAGTGCGAACGTGAGGCCCGTACTGCGGCCGGTGTACCGGTCCTTCAGGATGCGGAAGGTGGTCGTGGACTTCTCGGCCGGATCCTCGGCCTGCTGATTGCGCTCCAACGCGAACATGTAATGACACCAGAAGCCGATGGCGCGGCTGCCCTTGAAATGGCGGATCATCACGCGCCCGCCTTCCTCATGTGACTTGCCTTCCGGCGTAGCCAGGTGGGACACCAAGATCAGGATGCAATCCAGCTCCTTCACCAGCGAGCCGATCTCTCCCATGATTCGCTCCAGTTCGATACGCTCATCATCCATCCCGCTGGCAAGCGCCGTGAGGTGGTCCAGGTAGAAGATGCGGACACCCTCGGCGTGCCGCAGGTAGCGGATCGAATCGCGTATCGAGTCCCAGCTGGCCATGCCGAAATGGTCGTTGAGGAACAGCTTGCCCGTACTCTCCAGAGAGTCGTAGGCATCCACGAGTTCGTCGTGTGTCCAGCCGTCGCCGGGGATATGGAAGCACCGCCCAGCACGCTTGCCGGCAATGCGCTTCGCCGTCTCGGCCGGTTGTTGCTCCAAGAAGAAAACGCCGACCGGGAGACCGAGGGTTCCGATATCCATCTCGATCTGCTGAGTCAGGAAGTCGGTTTTGCCAACGCCTGTCCCTGCTCCCACCGCGTACACCTCGCCGTATCGCCGCCCGTAGGTGGCCGCGGACAGCGTCGGGAATACCCAGGGGAGGCCCTCGTTGGGTGCAGCCATGACGGCACTGCGAATCTCTGCGAGGCCCACAATGCCGTCCGGGCGGTACTGCTTGGCACCCCAGATGGCATCGATGACTTCGGACCCACGGCCCGCTAAAAGCGCTTCGTTGGCATCTTTAAGCGGCGCAGGAAGCGCAGCGATAAACGCCCGCCCGGGTGGCAGGACAGCCGCACACTCTGCTGCCGCTTGGCGACCAGGCTCGTCCATATCGAGTAGCAGGACAACCTTGTCGAACTGGACAAGCCACTCCAGCGATGCCGCCACGGATTTTGCCGCGCCTGCAGCACCATTCGGTACCGAAACGACGGGCCACTTGTTGCCCTGTAGTTGTGAAACGCTGAGTGCATCGATTTCCCCCTCGGTGATGACCACCATCTTGCCGCTGTCGCGCCACAGCCACTGGCCATACAAGCCCGCGGTCTTGAGGTCACCGGCCACCGCAAATGCCTTCTTGCCATTCTCGGGTTTGAACCGGAGCTTCTGGCCCACGACACCGGAAGCGCCCCGGTAGTTGGCAATCTGGCAGGCGCGGCCGGAGCCATCGACGCCCACCTGATAGCCGAACTTCAGGCACGTCTCCAGGGTCAGCCCGCGGGAAGGCAGCGCCACGCACTGCCCCACCGCGAGCCCGCTCACTCTTGGTCGATGGGCATGACCTTCAGCAGCACACACAGCAGCACCACGATGAGTGGCCCCGCAACTAAAGCAATGAGTGTGGCCATCGTCATACGTACAGCACGCATCACTGCTGCCGCAGTCATCGCACGCCCCCTT